ATATTGGGTGGTTGTATATCAAGTTTTTTAGCCTAATAGGCTTGGCAACTGTACGATAATCCTGTATAATAACTGAATGTTAGACACTATCCAGCAAGCCTTTTTGCAGTTACTTCCCGTGCGACGTAAGAGTACGCAAACAGGATGGATATCATTTAATGCAGTGTGCTGTACACACAATGGTGAAACTCCAGATCGTAAAGGAAGGGGAGGAATCAAGACCAACGACGGTGCAGTATCTTATCATTGTTTTAATTGCGGATATACCGCAAGTTTTATTCCGGGCAGACATCTAAGTTTTAAATTTAGAAAACTGTTGTCCTGGTTAGGCGCTGATGACTTAACCATACGGCACCTTGTTATAAGTGCTATTAGGTTAAAAGAACTGGTAGCCCCAGAAGAACTTGAAAAAGCCCAAGTAGAAGAAATCAAGTTTGTCGCCAGGCAACTGCCCGATGGGTCAGTAAGTTTAACTTCTTGGATGACCCAAATGATTGAAGATAACACTTGTTTGATTCCTCCCCAACTGTCGCAGGGTGTAGAGTATTTAAACAACAGATGCATCGACACAACCAAGTATGAGTTTTATTTTACAGACAGCAAGAGCTACAACTATCATCGTAGAATAATAATACCATACTATTATGAAGGCAAAATAGTAGGCAGTAGTGCAAGAGCATTGGATGACACAGTTAAACCCAAGTACTGGAGCGACCATCCAGCAGACTACGTGTTTAACTTGGACAAGCAACACAAAGATTCAAAGTTTGTTATTGTAGTAGAAGGACCATTTGATGCTATGTCAATTGATGGCGTTAGTATACAAGGCAGTGAGATAAGTGATACACAAGCAGAACTAATTGATAGGTTACAACGTGAAGTGGTAGTTGTTCCAGACACAGACCGTGCAGGACGCAAACTGGTAGACCGTGCTATAGAACTTGGATGGACAGTAAGTTATCCTGTATGGCAGGAAACATGTAAAGATTTAAACGAAGCAGTGATCAAGTATGGTAAGTTGTTTGTGCTAAAAAGCATACTAGAAGCAAGAGAAACAAGTAGATTAAAAATTGAACTCAAGAAGAAAAGATTATACAGTTAATGGATCCAAAGAAGAAATTTTATTTGTTTAAGCAATCTAAAACTTTCTGCGCTGTACCGTGGAATCATGTTAAGGTAGAGGTAGATGGCAGAATTGTTACATGTGTGAATGGACAGCACGAACTGGGACGTCTAGGTAATAACTCTATCCAAGACATTGTTAACGATTGGCCTGCACAGCATGTGCGAAATAATACTTATAAAGAATTGCCTAATTATAACTGTAGAACATGTAGTTTACAGGAGAGCGATACAGGATATAAGTTCTTACGTGACTTATATAATCCTATGTTTAAAGATGTAGATGTAGATTATTCTGACAATACAGCATTTCAATTGAATGCTATTGATTTGCATTGGAGTAGTACTTGCAACTTGAAGTGTGTTACATGTTGGGCCAAACAAAGTAGCGCAATTGCACAAGAACAAGGTAAACCAATTCAGCATACGCCAGATGAACAGGCTGATACAATCATTGATTTAATAGTAAGTAGACAACATCACATGAAAGAAATATATCTCAGTGGTGGCGAGCCTACACTTATTAAACACAACGTACGATTGCTGAAACAACTGGACAAGTCAATTGACTGCACTTTTAGAGTAAACACAAACATGATGTTTGAACAGAACAATCCTGTGATCACAGAACTGTTAAAGTTTAAAAATGTGTTAATAACCATAAGTGCTGACACAACAGGTAGTAGATTTGAATATATCAGGCGTGACGCAAATTGGCACAAGTTCCTAAACAATCTACAATTCCTTAAGAGCACACATTTCGACATTAGGGTCAATTCTGTATTTTTTGTAGCCAGCGCACTTTACTTAACAGACACACAACAGTTCTTTAATAACGGATACGGTATAACTGATTTCACGATCAATCAGGTTACTATGGGACACACAAACATACAATGCCGTAATTTGTCGCAGGATCTTAAAGACAAGTGTGCAGAAAAAATAATTAACCACAAAAATAATTTTCCTTGCAATCAAAACTTAATTGGACAGTTGGATAATTGCTTAGGAGAATTACAAAATTCAAAAGAAGAAGATTACGAACCATTCTTTGAATCGTTCGCAGATAAAATAAGTGCGAACTGGCGAGATATTTTTACAGAACTATGAATGCATTACTATTAGGATGTGGGTCCAAGTGGGGACTAACTGTACAACAGCAACTACTAGCCAAAGGCTGGACAGTGTGTAGTTTATCAAGTACAAAACTAGCAGAACAAGATAATCTATATCAACATATTATCGATTGGAACACAGTTAATCAAGGCACTATAGAGAAGTTCTTGAGATTGTTACCAACTATCGACTTTATACTGTTTAACCAAAACGGGTCAGCATTAAGCTATGACAACTTTAATCAAGAAGTTCCTGTAATTGATACATGGAGACTAGAAAAGAATTGGACACAACAGTATTTTGTTAGCGTAATACTACCATATCACATAATTAAAACTGTATCATTGAATAAAAACTCCAGAGTGGCTTGGATGTTGTCTGCATTTGTGTACCAGCACACAAACATTAACCATGCAGACTATATTGGTAATAAGTATCAGAACTATTTGATAATGAAGAACTTTAGTAGAACAGGCGATGCTTGTTTTTGCGGAATAAATCCAATGGAACTTGACCAAAATCAAACCAGCACAGGCGTGTTTGTTGATACAATATTAGGTATGGACACAAACGAACTTAACAGCAATGTAATCTATCTTGACGGAAATAAAGATATTAATTTTCAAAATTTTAGTGTATAATTAACTATATGAAAGAATATTCAGCAGAAATACAAAAATTGTTTTTAGAAATGATGATGCAGGACGCAGAAACATTTGTGCGTGTGCAGAACATTTTTAATGAAGAGAACTTTGATCGAAGTCTGCGTGAAGCGGCTAAGTTTATAAGGGAGCATAGTAGTGAATATAAAACTATGCCCACGAAGGAACAGATACTGGCCCAAACAGGAGTTGATCTTAAAGAAGTGCCCGACGTTGGTGAAGGACACTATGATTGGTTCATGGTAGAGTTTGAAGGCTTTAGTCGCAGGCACGAACTCGAACGTGCTATCCTCAAAGCCGCGGACATGATTGAGAATGGCGAGTATGATCCAGTTGAAAAACTGATCAAAGACGCAGTGCAGATCAGTCTTACCAAGGACATGGGTACAGACTACTTCGAAGATCCTAGAGCAAGGCTTATGAAGATCAAGGATAACAACGGACAAGTCAGCACAGGCTGGCCTACTATGGATAGACGCTTGTTTGGTGGTATGAACAGAGGCGAGCTAAACATTTTTGCAGGTGGCAGTGGTAGTGGTAAAAGTTTGTTCATGCAGAACATTGCTATCAACTGGATAAGTCAAGGACTTAACGGTGTGTTTTTAACACTGGAACTTAGTGAAGAACTGTGTGCTATGCGTATGGATGCAATGGTTGCTAATGTTGCAACCAAAGAAATATTCAAGGACATGGACACACTTGAAATGAAGATACGTATGGTAGGCAAGAAATCAGGTAACTTGCGTATCAAGTACATGCCAGCACAGAGCAATGTTAATCAGATTAGAGCATACTTAAAAGAACTAGAAGTACAGACAGGAAAAAAAGCAGACTTTATTATGGTGGATTACTTAGACTTGGTTATGCCAGTTAGTGCTAAAGTATCACCAAGTGATTTGTTTGTTAAAGACAAGTATGTAAGTGAAGAGTTGCGTAACCTAGCAAAAGAGTTTGAAATATTAATGATTACAGCATCGCAGTTGAATCGTAGTGCTGTTGAAGAAATTGAATTTGACCACAGCCACATATCGGGTGGTATCAGTAAGATCAACACAGCAGATAATGTGTTTGGTATTTTTACAAGTCGTGCAATGCGTGAACGTGGTAGGTATCAGATACAGTTGATGAAAACTAGAAGCAGTAGTGGTGTAGGACAAAAAGTTGACCTAGAGTTTAACTTAGAGAGCTTGCGTATTACAGACCCAGGTGAAGAAGGACAAAGTGAAAGTGGTGGATTTGGTGGACAAAAGCCATCAGCTATCATGGATCAAATAAAAAGCACCAGCAGTGTTACAACAATTAGTCAGCCACAAGAATCTGCCAAGATAAATGCTGGTGTAGACAGCACAAAACTAAAACAAATGTTAGCTGGACTTAAAAGTAAGGCAGGCTAATTAAACTGTAGCCCACATAAATACTACAAACTTGGAGTAAATGTTGCAAAAGAAAACTCGTAGCATCTTGTCAGAGCTTGCAGAAATGCCTGTTACACGTGATCGTGCTAACTTGATAGAAAGTCGTGCAGGCCACGTGATACAAGGTGCTATAAATTTAATTAATTATATAAAAGAAAACTACGAGCCTGAGAAAGCATTGGAACTAGAACGCCGACTATTGAATAGTATTCGGGGACAGGATGCTAGTAAGTTTACTCGCGGAATACGGAGACTTAAGAGTGAAGATTAAAGAAATAACTGAAGGAATAATGGACGTAATTCGCAATAGAGTTGCCGCTGGTTCGGGATCGGATTTTACCAAGTGGTCCAATTACAGAGGGATCGCACCCCCGGCAGATCCCGAGGCAGACGATACTGATACAACCACAGATACAACCACAGATACAACCACAGATACAACCACAGATACAACCACAGATACAACCACAGATACACCGCAACCTGACACAGACACTAGTACAGACACTAGTACAGACAATGAGCAACCAAATACACAGCAATCAGATCCACAACCCGGTTTGGTTAACCCAGAAGCAGTAAAGGCTAATGCAAGTTTAGAAGGCAAAATAGCATACGCTAAATCTAAAAAATGGATAGGAAAACAACCAACAGACAAAGACAAGAATTATTTAAACAGTGTAGATGTTTACGTTGATCCTAATAGGTTTGTTAATGTCCCCCCAAGTGAAGCATATATCAAAACAAAGCCACCACATGATAGAATTGTAACTGGAAGTGTGCGAATCCCAGCAGTCGATTGGCAAAAAGCACAAGGACTCTCCGGATATGGTTTTGAAGAGGGAGCTCCTAGGGTGTTTAGCCTTACACTTGCAGGATGGTGGGATACAGGTATGCCGGCGTATGGTAATCCTAACAATGAAAAACTGAACAAGATAATATACAGTTAGTACAAATAATGATAATACTTGAAGGCGGGAACATATTTAAAGGTGCAGACAAGCAACCTTTAACACAACGTATCAAACGTGAGGATATTCCTGCCACTGTAGCCTGGCTTGAAAAAGTTTCCGGACTACCATTCCCCACAAACACTTG